ACACGTTTTTCACCTGTTGGTGCATAAACACCTCTGCGTAATTTAGGTAAACCTACTCTGACTTTGAAATCATTCTGCCAATCGTTATGACCTTGACTTACGTTAAGTGTCTGGAATAGTGGCTCAGATACTGCTTCGTAGTCGGCAGGTGTTGGCTCACAACCTTGCATAAACTCGTAGTAAAACTCAGATGATGTTTCAGCATTTGTCTTAACCATTTCGGTTATGCAATCAATGTGTGATTTGAAGAATGCTCTTTTTTCAGTTGCTGTAGTCATTGTTATTAGAAAATAGTAATGTACCTTCTTAGTGTGGCATATATCCCAACACCTGTCAACAAATTAATTTTAGATATTGCGATTTTCTCTACATTTCTCTATATTATGAATAATTTTATTTATTTTTTATGACACTAGCAGCAGTTAGGCCAAAAACTATTGTTGTTGGTGTTACAGATACTGGTCATCGGTGTTCTGAAGATCATCATAATTACAATGGTCGCATTACACAGACGATTGTAGATGCACTACGAGAACTGCATGAAGATTATGGTATTGGCTATGGCTGTCTTTCTATAATGTTTGGTATCTCTCGTGGTTACATAGCTCAAATTTGCCGTTATGAAAAAAGAGTCAGCTACGCAACTCGTTACAAAACAATCCAAGTTAGGTAGGCCAATAGCTAAACCTGATCCTGAGATTTGTGAAAAGCTTTTAGAACACGTTGCTAATGGGGGAACTGTTAGAGCTTTTTGTAGGCAGAAAGGAATGGTTTCATACAGGACGTTGTATCGGTGGTTGGAAAAGGACGAAACATTTATGTCACGCTTCGTGCATATAAGTAGATTTCTTGGAGCAAGGGCAATTGCAGAGGAAGCTTTAGCACTTGTTGATACTCCACCTCCTATGATCGGGGAGGGAGAGAATGCAAGGATGGATAATGCTCATGTGAACTGGATGCGTAGTCGTGCAGATTTACGATTAAAATTGCTTGCAAAATGGTATCCACAGGAATATGGAGACAAGTTAGGAGTAGAAGCAAAAGGAGATATTAACCTGACTATTTCAACAGGCGTTCCACAGGTGTGAGACAACCGTTGATCAAACTAGATTACACACCTAGAACTTGGCAAAGAGAATGCCATATAAAGAAACAAAGGTTTAGCGTTTACGCATTGCACAGGCGATCCGGGAAGACAGAACTGGCCATTATGGAACTAATAGACAAGGCCATGAAGACAGACAAAGAACTAGCTATGTTTGTCTATGTTGCACCGTTTTTGAGACAAGCAAAAGCAATTGCATGGGCAAGACTAAAACAGAAGATAGAACCATTGCGTAGAACCTCTGTAATCGACATCAACGAGGGTGAACTGTCAGTAAGGTTTAAACATAATGGAGCAATCATTAGATTGTTTGGGGGCGATAATCCAGATGCGATGCGAGGATTACGACTCGATGGTTGCGTTTTAGATGAGGTGTCTCAGTTAAAGAACGAGCTATGGACAGACATAGTGCAGCCGGCTTTGTCAGACCGATTAGGTTGGTCAATATTTATTGGTACACCTAGTGGCATTAACTTGTTTTCTGAGTTGTATTACAAAGCCATAGAAGAGGACGATTGGGCAGCAGCTAGGTATACCGTTTACGACACAGATAGCTTGCATCCTGATGAAGTAACTCGTCTTAAACGAGACATGAGTGAGACTAGTTTTGCTCGTGAGTACCTTTGCGATTTCTCAGCCCAAGGTGATGACCAGTTAATCGCATTGGCAGATACCGAAGATGCAGCCAAACGTATCTACCAGAAAGACCATGTAAAACTGTCACCAATAGTGCTAGGTATAGACCCTGCAAGGTTTGGAGATGACCGATCTGTAGTGTTTCGTAGGCAAGGCAGACAAGCATTTGAACCAGTTGTATATCGAGGTATAGACAACATGGAACTGGCAGCTAGAGTAGCCAACCTGATAGAAGAATATGACCCAGATGCAGTGTTTTGTGATGCAGGTGCAGGTAGCGGTGTAATCGACAGACTAAGGCAGTTGTCGTATGACGTAATCGAAGTACCGTTCGGTGGTAAGGCCATGAAACCAGAGCAATACATCAACCGTAGAAGTGAGATGTGGTGGTTAATGAAGCAATGGATAGAAGAAGGTGGTGCAATACCAAACGATGTAGCCCTTAAACAAGAGTTAGCAACACCGATATATTGGTACGACAATGTAGGTAGGCGTGTATTAGAAAGTAAGGATCAGATAAAGAAGAGATTGCAGGGAGCAGGGTCACCAGATTTAGCTGATGCACTAGCACTAACCTTTGCCCTCCCGGTAGCTAAGAAAGTACCAGAGGACATATACATCAAAAGACGTAAAGTATCTACACAGAAAGCAGATTATGACCCATACAAAGTACTTTAAACGGATAGCTACAGGTTTAAATGTAGACCCATTACTAAAATTGTTAGACGATAAACCAGAGTTATGGACAGAGATAACAGCACGCCAAAAGTTCACAGGCACACCACATAAAGATACAGAGTCAATATACGTTAGAGGGCCATTAAAGATGAGCCAATACTATGTCATGTGGGATACAGGATCATACGACTATCCATGTATGGAATATTTAAAACCTGCGTTAGTGCCATTAATGCAACCAATACTTAAACAGCTAGGTGTTGAAGACATGGGTAGGGTGTTAATTGTCAATCTTAAGCCTAGTGGCCATGTAACCAAACATAACGACCAAGGAACGTATGCAGATCACTACAGTAGGTTTCATATTGTACTTAAATCTAACCAGTGGTGTAGCCAAACTTGCGGAGATGAAGAACAAAAGTTTGAGGTAGGTGAGGTTTGGTGGTTTGACCATAAAGAACTACACACAGCACACAATGTTGGCATGACAGACAGAGTGCATATAATATTTGATTGTGTAACTAAAAATTCTTTATGACGAGTGTGACCGTAAGTCCTGATAGTACAGCTACTGTAGACAAAAGTAGGATATCCAAAACGGAAATCAAACTTGCCACAGTTGACGAAATGTTAGCTGAAGCCCAAACATTGTTTGACGAGCATTACGAAGAGATTGCACGCAACAAACACGTTATGGTGCTAAAGCCAGACGAAGAAACGTACCGTAAATCTGAAGAGATGGGTACGATTTTTATATTGTCAGCTAGGCAAGGTGATAAGTTAATTGGTTATTCTGTTAATTTTGTCACTAATCATTTACATTATGCTGATTTAAAACTAGCCCAAAATGATTTGTTGTTTATCAGCAAGGAACACAGGGGTGGCAGAGTCGGTTTAAAGTTAATAAAAGAGACAGAAAAACACGCAACATCGCTCGGATGCAAACTTATGTTATGGCACGCCAAAGAAAGCACCACCTTGGCTCATATGCTACCGAGATTAAAATATGGTGTACAAGATATTATCTTTTCTAAGGAGCTATGACATGGCAGTTACGACAGCTATAGCAGCGGTTGCTAGTACTGGTTACCAAATTTACCAAGGACAGCAACAAAAAAAGCAACAAAAGAAGCAATTAGCATTGCAAGCACAAGCTAATGAAGATGCTAGAAAACAAGCTAAAGCAGAAGCTGATCGTGCTGACATAGAGTACAACAAAGCAAACAGACAAACAGCGGATGTTGGTGCTATTACTGACGAAAGTGTACTAGCAGGTAAGGGTGGTGCAGCAGGTACTATGCTTACTGGCAATATGGGCATAGATCCTAATCAATTAAACTTAGGCAAATCCACCTTATTAGGCGGTTAATCAATGTACGAAACCAAGAGAAGTAAATTATTGACAAGGTGGGGTCACCTTCGATCAGAAAGGGCTACTTGGTGGTCACATTGGCAAGAAGTAACAACATATCTACTGCCAAGAAATGGACGTTATTTTGTACAAGATAGAAACAAAGGGCATAGAAGACATAATTCGATATACGATAATACAGGTACAAGAGCGTTAAGAACATTAGGTGCAGGTATGATGGCCGGTGCAACATCCCCTGCAAGACCTTGGTTTAGATTAGGTACAGTAGATCCAGAACTAAATAAGTATCCACCAGTAAAAATGTGGCTAAACGATGTCACAGAACGTATGCAATTGGTGTTTACTAAATCAAATACATACAGAACATTACATGGTATATACGAAGAATTAGGAGCATTTGGAACGGCAGGGTCAATTATTTTACCTGATATGAAAAACGCAATACATCATTACCCGGTAACGTGTGGTGAGTATGCAATTGCCACAGATTATCAGGGTAGAGTTAATACATTGTTTAGAGAATTTCAAAAAACAGTAGGAGAAACAGTAAGAGAGTTTGGATATAACAATTGTTCAACGTCCGTTAAAAACTTGCATGACAGAGGTTCATTAGATCAATGGATAACTATTATTCATGCAATAGAACCAAGAGATGATAGAGAACGTGACTTTAGTAAAAAAGACAATATGAACATGGCATACAAATCTTGTTATTTTGAGCAAGGTGGTGAAGGCGATAAGGTGTTAAGAGAAAGTGGATTTAAAGATTTTCCTGTAGTTGTGCCAAGATGGGGTATATCTGGCGGTGATATTTATGGTAATTCACCGGGTATGGAAGCATTAGGTGACATAAAACAACTACAACACGAGCAATTACGCAAGGCACAAGGCATTGATTACCAGACAAAACC